CGCAGGGGCGGCTACAGATTCTTTATAACGAGGCAGAACGGCAAAGGTGGCTTAACGCGGCAGTTATAGCTCGGGCTAATGGGGACAAGACTTTCGTTAGAGATTATCAGAAAATCCTTAAAGTGCATGGTGATTATACAGAAGGCTTTCACGATAAAGAGCTTGATGCCCTCCGAGACAAGTTTCAAAGGAAATAACTATGAGCCAAGACTATAAAGTTGATTTACACTTAAATACCCGGCCAGCAAAAGCCGCTATAGACGCGCTTAATGCAAAGATTGCGAAGCTGCAAAAAGCCGCTTTAGGAGACCTTGGAACTGCCTCTGGAAAAAAGTCGATGGACCAGACTTCTAAAGCGGCTAATAAACTTTCTAATGAGCTTGCACAATTAAAGCGTGATATGAAAGCACTCGGCAAAATTCCTATCGCGGGAAATACCAGCCGACAGCTTAATCAAATAGACGCTTCTGCTTCAAGGCTTAACGCTACACTATTAAAGCTCAGATTAAATGGCCAGATAAGTGAAAAAACTTATACACGAATGGCTGACAGTTTACAGAAAACATCAACACAGCTAAGGCGTGTTAAACTAGACGCCGATTTCGGATACTCATCACTCCGTAAATTCTGGGAACGCTTCGGTAAAGTCGCCCTCGGTTTTTCCGTAATGTACACTGGAATGCGCCTTATAAGCACAGGTTTCATGGCTTTTTCCCGCGTAATGCAAGAAGGTATTCAACAAGCCGGTGAGATGGCATCTATCCAGGCTAAACTCGCTATGTGGTACACACTTTCCACTGATAGCGTCGAGTCTTATGGTGATGCGTTTACATCAGCACGGGAGAACGTAAAAAAACTTGCTGACGTTAGTGTAACTTCCTTATCATCTCTCAGTGAACTTGGAACAGCCCTTGATGAAATAGGACAGTCTAGTGTTGGCCTTGGCGTAGAATCGTTAGAACAATTTGCTTCTCTTGTGGACTTTACAGTTCTTATTGCAAAAACAACAGACTCCACGTTAAAGCAAGTACGACAAGAACTGCAAGCTCTTATGCAAGGCCAGATGCGCCCCACAAATATACTCATAAGAACTGCCGTTCATATGAATATGATAACGAATGAGCAACTAACAGCGCTTAGAAAACAAGAAGGCCGACTCGAAGTTATTAAAAGTATTATGGGTTCTATCCATAATGTATGGCAAAAAGTAAAGCAAGAAATGGTTATGGCTGATGTTAACACTGGTATGAAGATGTGGTACGATACACTTGTTCGTATCATCAGCAAAAGCGAAGAATTAGCATCTAAAGATAGTGGAGTACAAAGTATTTTTGGTGCAACGGCTTATAAGCATTTTAAACGTATGGAAGACGCACTTGATAGCATGACAGGTAAATTTAACGGCGCAATGAAAGGACTTAATGCCGGATTTGATTCTGTCCTGACACTTATTGAAGATACAATAAAAGGAACATTAAAACTTGCAGATGCTTTATATAAAATACGTGGTATGCTTAGCTTCACAGCAAAAGTAGGTGGTGGAGCATTGGCAGTTAAAGGTGCTGCTAGTCTAGCTGGTGTATCTGGTCCGGTAGGTTGGATTGCTGCTGGCGTTTTAGCTGCTGATCAGTTTATAAAAAAACTAGCTGATATGGAAAGTAGCCCTTTATGGGCACTAATGAAAGATGCAGGAAAAGGTTTAGTTGAAATTTGGGAAATATCAACTGGTATGCGTAAACCAGCAATAATGGGCCTTGGCTTAACAGCTAAAGGTGCTAGTGAAATGGGGAATGTTAAAGAAGTTGAAGCATCTTTAGCTGAAGTACGTGCAAAGATAAAAGATCATTATGATAAGCTCCAAAAATTACAACAATCGCGTAAACAGTCTGGTAAATATGGTTACATATTTGATGATAAAATAGCCAAAGAACAAGAAACATTAGTTGATTTACAAGTCCTTCTCGATAAACTTAAAGATCGTTTCACAAATTTAACTGATCCAGCATCAAATTCTGCAAAAGCGCTTAAAGAGTTTTTCAAAGAAACAAATAATATCAAATCTTCTCTCAAAGACCTTAACTTTGATCCTATATCCGGCCTATTCAAATATATTGAACAAGGTAGTTTTGCCGGTGTTCAACGATTACAAGATGTAGCACGTAGCACTACGTTAGATCAGATAGCTCTTGTTAAGTCACAGTTATCTGCACTTAAGTCTGGTCCCGAATCAGAAGAAAAATCACTTCTTGAAACGGGGCTTAATGAGCGACTTCTGGCACATGAACAAACACTAAATCGGATAAATAATGCTACAAAGGAAACAGCCGAAAATTATAAAAAACAACTTGATCCGCTTTCTGATCTTAGACAAGAAAATGAAGAGCTGGCGGCAACATTAAATGGTACACTTGATGCATACAAGAAAAATCTTTTGATTGAAGAAACTCTTGCAGATATACGAAAAAACACAGGTAAAGAGATTACAGCAAGTATGCGTGAAGCAATCGTAGCTACTGTTGAACAAAATATGCATTTGACTAAGCAAGTAGATATGATTGGTAAGCAAAGCGAAGCTGAAAAAGAGGCAGCAAAAGCAAGAAAAATCCAAGTACGTATAATTCAAGAACGTCTTGAAGCCATGCGAGAAGAACGTAAACTTGCTTTGGATAATTGGAAAGTACACAATGAGTTTAGGCAGAAGCAGATTGATGATGAACGTAGTGCTGTTAATACAATGCAACAAACTATTTACGAATACTACACAACAGAAACTGAACGTGAGTATAATGAGTTTTTGAAGCGGGCATCGAATTATGAGGCTTATATAGAAGGAAATAAAGAGCTTACAGATGAGTTTTATAAATGGCGAGCTGACATGGCCGAGCGCTATGAAAAGCCTTGGCTCGCAGGATTGAAAGATGGTCTTAAAAAGGCTAGTGATAATATCGGATGGACATTTGAGAATGTAAGTGATACTGTTCAAGCTGCTTTTTCTAACATGACAGATACACTTACAGATTTTGTCATGACAGGAAAAGCATCATTTAGTGACTTTGCAGAGAGCATTATCCGGGATATGCTTAGGATGCAGATACAGGCTTCTATTACACAGCCACTTGCTTCTGGTCTTGGCGACTTATTCGGTTCATTTGGACAATCTATGGCAAATGCTTGGTATGGAAATGTAAGTGCTGTAGGGGCTGCTGGTCCGATGCCACAAGCAAACGGAGGTGTTTTCCAAAGCCCGTCCCTTCATGCATATGCGAATACCGTGCAGACCTCGCCAAAACTCTTCACGTTCGCACAGGGCGGCGTATTTGCCGAGGCCGGACCCGAAGCTGTTATGCCCCTTACGCGGGGCGCAAACGGGCGTCTAGGCGTTGAATCAACGGGTGGTAATATATCAATCGTCGTGAATAACAATGCACCTGAAACAAAAGCTAATGCACAAGTATCTGAAGACCCACAGGGTGGAAAACGTATTGATATTATAATAGACGAAATAAATGCTAAAAATATAAAACGCGCCGGTTCTGGAACTGCCCGTGCGATGAAATCTCAATATAGTGTCTCTCCAAAACTATTAAGGAGATAATATGGCAGAGTTAATATGGCCTTTGACATTACCAACATCACCGCTTGTTAATGGTTATGCTGAAAATATTCCAGATAATTTAATCAGATCGCCTATGTCTGCTGGACCTGCAAAGGTACGCAGACGTTCTATTTCAATGCCTTGGACATTTTCAGCTACATTTTCTTTTACACAAACACAGCTTGCAACATTCAAGACTTTCTTCTCTGATGTAATAATGCACGGAGCTTTACGATTTACTTTTAACCTGCCTAGCGATGGTACATCTATAGAGTGCCGTATCGTGACGTCACAGAATATGGCTATATCACAAGCGTGTCCCGGACAATGGCACGTTACGTTAACATTTGAGGTATTACCATGAGTAGGACTTTATCATCTGAGGCGCTTAAAGCGTTTTATGCGTCGGAAACTGGTGATTATCCGATCATTCTTCTTGAAATATCACATGAGACGCTAACAGAAAATATATATATTTCATCAGATGCCACGCAGAGAATATCTGCATCTATCGATGAAGTTATATATGGAACAGTATCTAATGGAATAGATTATGTTTTCATGCCGTTTAATATAAATCTCCCAAATGACATCGACGATGCTGCTCCAACAACACAAATATCAATAGATAATGTATCTCGTCATCTAGTAACAACAATCCGTACAATTCAAACGGCCCCTTATATTACAATGAAAGTTGTAATGTTTTCTCATCCTGATACCGTTGAGGTTACGTTTCCTAACTTTCGTCTTGATTCAATTACATACGATTCAATGGTAATTTCAGGTGATCTTTCTATAGACCTAATGGACAAAGAGCCTTTTCCTAGTGGAACTTTTACACCAGCATATTTTCCAGGGTTATTCTAATGTGGTGGAACAATTACATTGATATACCTTTTAAGCCAAAGGGCCGTGACACCACTGGGTGTGACTGTTGGGGTTTAGTTTATCTTGTGTATAAAAACATTTATAATATAATCCTTCCTACATATATCAGCACATACGATGATCCACATGCAACATCTAGCGTAAGCAAAGCTATACGTGGAAATATGGAACATTGGCATTTTATCCGTAAAGATATGTTAAAAGAAGGAAATTTAGTATTATTTAATATTTACAAAACGCCTTGTCATATAGGCATTTACACCAAAGATGGTTTTATGCTACATACATCAAAAGGTATTGGAACGACCATTGAAAAAATTTCACGTTCATGTTGGGCACACCGAATAGAGGGTTACTATAAATATGAATGATCTCATACAAGTACATGGATGCCCACATCCGTTAAAGCAAACACGCATTGATACAGTTGCTTCTGTAGGAACGAGTCTTTATGATATTGTACATGAAGGATTAGACAATTTTAACGTTCCTCATGCATTACGGTCATGCGGCCATGCATTTATAGGTGACACATGCATTGATGAAAAGTTTTGGAAAACAACATATCCGAAAGCTAACGAAATTGTAACTTACAAAATAGTTCCTCAAGGCGGTGGAGGCGGTGGAGGAAAGAATCCACTTCGAACAGTTTTGACAATAGCTGTTATTATCACTGCTATTATTGTTAGTAACGGTGTTGCAAGCATGGCTATGTTTGCAAATGGTGGAACATTTTTAGGTTTAGGTGGTACTACTTGGGGTGGCATTGCTGCTGCGACAGTTACTACGGCAGGAATGCTCGCAGTAAATGCTATATGTCCTATAAATACGCCTTCTCTTCCGGCTAGCACGCGCGGAACAAATCCGTCTGAAAGTGAAGTCTATTCTATAGAAGGAGCAACAAACGCCATTGATCTTTTTGGCATTATTCCTGTTGTCCTTGGATGCCATCGTGTCGTTCCACCACAAGCAGCATTGCCAGCGTCAAAGATTGTAAATAACCAACAATATGTAAGTCAGCTTTTCGTTTTAGGATATTCTCCTATGGTCC